CCTCCGTCTCAGCCTGCACAGCCTCTGCCTTCGCCTTCCTGCGCATATACCGCCACGTGAAGAACGCACCGCCGCCACCACCGACGAACAAACCAATAAATGAAATGATAGCCTCTAACGTAATTTCCATATTGCCCATATAATTAAAAGTTGAACAATCTGACCAATCACACCGCCGACCATTCCCCACCCCCAATCACTCCAATCCCACTTGCTACCATGAGCCTTATCTTTGTACTCCGCCGCACTCATCGCACCCAGCGTACAAAGGATGGTAAAGAATAAACTCAGAGCAATCCCCACGCGGAAGTGCTCGCCTCTCGTTTTATCACCGAAAATATTCATAACTATTGCTTTTTTCTTTTCGGGCAAAAACCCGTCATAGGTTTACTGATTAGATTTAAAACAAAAAAAAGAGGGGAGCCGTCGCTCCCCTCACAAAAGATTCTAAGATTAAACCACGGATGTAATGATAACGGCACATCCGCGGTTCGAATTAAAAAGATTGTATGTTCTGTATAAGATTACATTGTGACTTTCACAAGCCACTCAGGGTCTCACGACTTTCATAATCAAGTATTTCACGCCAAACACCACCGCCATGATAACGAGAACCAAAAGGAACACATTTCCAAGGGATAGACGAATCTTCTGGTGCCACGTCAGTTCCTTATCTTTCCTGATCACATCCGTCTTGGTAATGGTCTGCCTGATGGTGTCGTGCCGAGCGATATAGAGTGTGTCGTGCTTCTCACGGTCACGCCAGCGGTCATGCCACTCCGTGTGCCACTTCTCAATCAGCAAGGTATCACCCTTCTGATGGATGTACACGCTGTCGTGCCGTTCCTTCTCGATGTACACCGAATCCCGTTGCACCTTTGTCTGTATGAGCGTGTCAGTGCGCACCACCTCAACGATGCGTTCCTGGGTCTTACAGCCTGCCAGCGACATCGCCAGCATGGACAATAACAAAACCTTTCTCATTTTTCACCTCCTTTATTTAATATGTTATTCACTTCTTTTTCAACACCCATCTGGTCTTTGATGATGCCAAAGATGTCATTCCAACCGGCACAATAGCCAGCAGCAAAGCCGTCCTTCAACCATCCTCCTGCTGTGTCATCATTGAGGTCATATCCTGCTTTCCTTGCCTGCTCGCAGAATGAATCCCACGCATTCTGTATCAACTGTGCTGAATCATCAGCCGATGGTAGGTATATTGTTTGTATCATAGTTTATTGTGCCTCACTTGCATATTTTTCTACCTTTTCCTTACTTGACATCATAATCTCCGCAATGCGCTCCATAATGGTATCGCGATTCACACATTTCAGCTTCATTCTCTTTGCCACTTTGCAATAGAAGTTTATAGTGTCAACCATGAAGCTGTTCCCATCCTCCTTCTTGCTCCAGTCGCAGTCAACGTACTTCTTCACCAGTTCGTCGATGCCACATTGGTTCTCTATATAGATAATGGCTGCACCCTCCTTCATGGATGTTTCCCTATGTAGAATATCATCGAGCAGTCGGATGAATCCACCGTGTATGCCCATCATCAGCATCATTGGCTTTTCCATTCCCAACTTCTTCATCGCCTCCATTTTCTTCAATCCTTCTGCCGCTGCCTTCTCTGGTGTGTCGAGATTGTGGACAACTGTATGCAATGCAACATCTTCCATATACATGCCATCACGAGTCAGCTCATACATTGCATCCACTGGTTCACATGCCTTTCGTTGCTTACCATTCAACTCCTTATCCTTCAGGAATGTACGGATGGCGATGTACTTTGGATTTTCCGAGTACAACTTTCCAAACCCATGACCACCTTTGAACTTAACAATCACCTCTCCATCGTCAGCTATCGTCATAGCGTTTTCAAGTCTTGTTGACACGAACTTCTTGATGAGCTCCTTCGAGCGATACTCAATCTTTGTGCGCTCCGACATCTGATAGAAGAAATGGTCGGTGTAGAGGATCACGCCATCTGGTTGTGCTTCTTTTACCACCTTTCCCTTCTTAGTCTTCTTTGGGTCATACATCGGAAAGAAAGCACCACACGATGCCATTGTCTCGTAGTAGATGAAAGCGAAATGGAAAGCGTTGGCATACTGAGCCTTTGGGTAGTACTCAGCCTGGGTGTACGTCATCCATCGGTTTCCGACTCTGCTGATCCAATAGTCAATGTCCGTAAACTGGTCATTTTTCTCTTCCAGAGCCTTGTCGAGCATCTGGTCTTCATGCTGGAAGTACTTGCGCTTCCCTCCAAAGTTCTTTCTGAACTGATAATAAGCAGCGGGCATTTCCTCGCGCATAGTGGCGAGGATTTCCCGTGCCTGTGTCGAAAGATTAACTCTCACTGGTTTTATTTTTGCCATAATCTTTTAGTTGTTTTTAGAATTTTTTAGCTGCGTTTAGCATGATTTAGAAATTTTTAGAAAAAGCCGCCAGTATCATACGGTGCCATTGGCTTAACCCCGGTTCGACTTAACGGCTGCGCATGAAACAATTTATTTATTCCTCCCCTCACGGGGTTTCTTTATCTGTGTTATCTGTGCAATCTGTGTGACTACAAATCATCCTCCGGTTCATGATCCGAATAGTCGGTCATATCGTAGTCAGGCGACATACGCACAATGATAGTCGCTATCTCGCGACAATATTCCTCACTCACCTTTGTTGGTTCTTCACCACCTGGCTGTCCCAACTTCCTCAACCGTTCCTTCCACTCTGGCTTCGCCTTCTGCAAGGCATCCTCTGCCTTGAACACCGCAGGGATGATATACTTTGCCCAGCGGTCAATTGCTTCTTTGTTGGTCATAATATCTATTTCTTCTATTGTTGCACATTCCCTTCGCTCAAATCAAACACATAGCACGCATCGAGGAGCGCATGGATGGGGTCTATCTTCGTGTGCTGCTGGGTCTTGCGGATGGCGCGGAGTTCCGATGATGAAATCTCCACCTTCGCATTGCCGAAGCACCAGGGCCACAAGGGACTGTTGCTGAGATACAGAAACGGGGTGTCGTTGGTGTAACTCCAGCCGCCGCTGTCGATGTTGTACTCCTGACCGAGTAGCAGCCACTCCAACTTCTGAATCAGTCCGTTCATGTTCACAAACGACTGCGGCACGGGCACTACCATGCGTTTGATGGTTGCCGCGTCAATGCCGAGGGATTGCAACCACGCCTTGATGGTGTTGATGGGCTGGATGCTCTGCGCTGGGTCGTACCCGAACATAAAGAGATTCAGTCCCTGCTGGTTCTTCGCCATGAGGTCGTTGATGGCATAGTCAGGGTTAAACACCTCGCCAGGACAGACTTTGAGCCAGCCTTGCGCAATCCACAACTCATACAAAGCACGATTCGGACTTTCCTTCAGAGCCTTTTCCACAATCCACACTTCACAATCTGCGAACATCCTCTTATCAGGTGGCATATCTTGGCGGTAATTGACACCGAGATAATCCACAGCGAAGAGGTCATCATTCCCTCCAAAGTCGAGTCCGACGAAGATGTTCCAGCCGTCCTCGTACTTGCAATCGGTGATGCGTCGCTCCACCTGCCTTGGCCGTATCTGGTCGCCGCTCAGCCACTTCACGAAGCGGTCTGACTGCCACATATTGAAGTCCTTGGTCAGCACCTCCTGCTTCGTGTCGTCGGTGCCGGTGGCGGCTTCGTGGAGTCGTTCGCGGTAGTAGGTCGGCTGCACGGTCGTACCTATCGAGCGGTTGACCTTCTTGAACAGTTCGGGGTCGTCGAGCTTCGAGAGGTCGTCGGTAATCTCCCACTTGTCGAGTTGCAAGAGCATCGCCGTCCAATAGTCTTCGGGTGTGCGGTGCGGCTCGCCCAGGGGATAGTCCAACTCCTGAAGCAGCGAGGCTTCCACCTGTTCGAGTTTGGTCTTATACGGCCCGTCCTTCACCTTTCCGGCTGTGGTAGTGTGGAGCAGCAGTTTCTCACGACGGGGACCAGTCGAGCCCCAAGCCGTTTCAACCGTCGATTGCATGTCGCTCACGCCGTTCACATATCGCGCCTGACCGTGCTCGTCAGCATGAACGACCGAGGCATACAGTCCGTCCTTCGAGGTCTTACCAGCCGACAGGCACTTGATTTCACCTTTCATTCGGTGTCCTGGCTGCCAGTTCATGCCGTTGCGCGTCATGCGGAACAGCTTGCCGCCCATGCGGTTCGTGCAAGTGGGGTCAATCTGCATGGCGAACTCGCGGA